TCAATAGTTAAATCACCTGCAGTGGCACTTACTGTACCACCAAAGTCAACTACTGCAATAGCTTTATTAGATTGTGATGCGTTATAAATAATACAACCATCTGCTGATGTAGTTACATTTGCAAAAGTTTCATCTGCAAAGTCCACAATAGCTGTTGTACCACTCACTGAGATAGCTGCACTATCAAGTACATTACCACCTGCGCTATAGTTTGTACCAGATGACTCATCAGAGTTACCTGTTACATCACTGTAATTAGTTGTAGCTGCACCATATGTGCCGCTAGGTGAAGCCTTAATCAAAGCAAGTTTAATACTATTAGTATCCAAATCATGGATACCACCAAGTAGCTCTGACTTGAAACTTGTACACATTGCTGTTGTAATACCCATAATAAATCCTTTTGATAGGTAGCCTAAAGGGGCCACTCGAAAGTAGCCCCTAAAGTTATTTTAGATTTGATCACGCTGGGCAATAGCAGCCTCTGTGTGAGCAGCAGAAACATCTGCAATTACTGCATACACACGTAAGCGTCCAGTTGCAGCAGCAGCACCAGCGATTGTTACATCAATGGTATCAGCAGCACCAACAAGAGCCAATGCAGCAGCAGCATAAGTAGAAGCTGCACCTGTATTAACAATGTTAGCTTCGCCGTTAGTACCTTTTGCAAGATATGTACCTGCAGCAGCATCTAAAGCTGCACCATCGATGATGTCATCACCGCCAGCAAAGTCAATATCACAAGTACATGATGTAGTGAAAGATTTCATAATCTCTGCACCACCTGCAAGCATTACAGACTCTGCTGGAATCTCCAACAGTTGGAAAACGTCACCGTTTGCAATAGTAGCACCTGCAGCAATCATGGCATCAATATCCAAGATAGCTTCAATGGTACGTACTGTGTTACCTACTACAGTGGGAACAGCAAGAACGTCTGCACCAACACCAGCAGTATCAACGGAAGTCATGTCAAAAGTAGCCATAAGTTATCCCTCCCCTTACGCTGCGTTATATTTGGCAGTAACGATTGCTTCTGGGCGAAGAATCTTTCTACCGTATAGGTGCATACCACGAACAATGTCAGCAAAGCTGTCAGGGTCACGATATGTTTCCGTCTTGTTGATTTGCTCAGCAGTTGCTACAGCAGAATCATGTCCACCAACAATAACACCATAGTTAGTGTTCTGGTTTGCAGAACCTGTGGTTCCTGGACCAGTACCTACCGCTGGCAGGTTTGATGAAGTGTACATACGGAAACCGTGGAAGTTATTAACGACAAGGCCGTTACGCAGTCCACCTGATTCACCATAGTCTGCATTTAGGAAGCGTGAATCTTCATCACGAAGTAGCTCCATAAATACCGGGTCAACTACCAGCCAACGCCCTTGAGTATCAACTTGCTGTTGATCTAAGAGGCGAGCCATACGAGCAACAACCATTGCTGGTGAAGCTGTAGCAGTTGGAAGTGCAGTAGCACCAGGCAAACGTGCTGCCAGTGGGATCGAATGATCACCAGCAGAACTAGTTGTGATGTTGCCCATAGAACCCTTGATGATCTTCATTGATGTCAACAATTCATCACTACCAGCAGTGCTAACAGACTTGCTGCCATTTACGACATCATTAGCTGTATCTGCTTGAGAATGCAAAGAAGACTGTTTGAAGCCAGACAAATAACCTAGAACGTCTTGGTCATACTGGTCAGCCAAACGATAAGCTGCACGATCCGTTGCAAGACTCATAAAATTGATGTGACTATGAGCCTCTTCAATATCATCCATCTTAAACGCAAAGTAGTTAGCTTTGTCTACAGTCAACTGAAAATCATCATCTTCAAGATCTTGTGCTGTAACCTGAGTACCACGAGCATATTGGCTAACGGAAATTTCAGGTTCTTTAATAATTCTGACTGTATCGCCTTGAGCAGCAATCTCGCCAAAATAATCTGAGTTAGTAATTTCTCCTACTACAGTAGACTTGCGAAAGGCAAGCTGTACCTGTTTGGAGTAGATTACGGGGCTAAAGTTACCATTAGGTAAATTCCCATAACCTGATGCGGATGTAAAAGCCATAATAAATCCTCCTTAGATGTTTGTTGGCTTATGATATTTAAGCCCAAACTTAACGTAAGAGGCTAATCTTTCTAGGGTGCAATCTATTCTATCAAGGGCCATTGTTAGAATAGTTGGGCCTATACTTAACTAGGTAGGTCTTATCTTAATTGTTTGGCTTAGTTGGTTAGAGTATAAAGGTAGCTAATATTATTAGGGCTTTATACTCTTTTCTTAACATACACAGTTATACATATTAATTCTGTGATGTCAATACTTTTTTAACGTGCACCCCCAGAAATATCATAAATAAACTTGCCACTACGGATAGCTTCCATGATTGAGTCTGAGTTAGCCTCATACTGTTGTGCTGACATCTTTTGTACAGCAGACTCACGGATACTTCCTGACAGGTCATTATTCTCTGGTTTGGTAGTACGTCTTGTTTTAACTTCAGATGCAGCCTGTTTAGTAGAACGCTGTTTACCTTTTACGTCCATGTTGTTATCAATCTTGTACAGATCAATTACCCTGATTACAGACTTAGGGTCATCTTGGTTTTCATATAGGGCATCCTGTACCCACTTAGGTTGTTCTTCTGCCCAATTGTGAAACTCATCACTTGATCGTAAGTCATCAAAGTCTGAGTGCATAGAGCGTATCTCATCTTCTGATTTACTGCGCTGGGCTTGTGCTGTAAGCTTGTCTATCTCTTGTAGTCTAGCATCAGCATTCTTAAACTTCTCTTCTGCTTTTTGATTAGCAATAGTTTCTACAATAGAAGCAATCTCTGGATACTTATTAGACCACGCCTCAATGCTTTCATTACTAGCAGGTGGACGAACTGGACCACTAGTCTTTGCTTTATCTAGCTGTGCCTTTAGTTCTTTTAACTCTTCAGACTGCTTGTTTAGGTGGCTGCGTAGATCACTATATCGTTTCTTAAACGATCTCTCTTCTGCAGATAACGCTTCTTCTTTAGCTTCTGGATTGGACGCTTTCTCTTTGGAACTCTCTTGTTCTTCTGGTTCTCCCCCTTCAATAAGGGCTTTGAGTTCAGCTTCATCCTTTTCTATACGTTTCTGGTTTGCATTGCGCTTTGGTTTAGCTTGTACAAATCCTGCATTCTTTGGTGTTTCCACTTCTGCTAGTTCTGCCATGTTGTATTTCCTTTTATGTTGGGGCCAGCATTATTGCCGGGTAGCCTTATTATTTTTTACGTTTATTTTTCATTAAGCCGCCTTTATTGTAATTATAGGCACTACCAAAATCATATCCACCATCGTCTTCTGGATCATTATCAGGGGCATTAGGGTTATTGTCTTGACCTTCACTAGAAGGTTTAGGTTCTGGGGGTGGTGTAGTAGGAGCGGCTGTATTAGAAGCATTTTGTTCGGCTATTTGTGCTGCACTAGGACCATCAGAACTACTAGAAGAAGGTTTAGGTGGTGTTGTGAAGGATTCTTTAGGCGGTAGTAATGCACCTATATCTATACCAAGTGGATCATCGTCATCTTTATAAAAAGCTTGATCAAATATATGTGTACCTGTAGATTGACCAGGATCATCACCTATACCAGTAATTTTAGAAAATATAGATGGTTCTATAGCACTAATGCTATTTGCTTCAAACTGTGCCTTAAATAAAGTATTCATATTTTTGCTAGTTAAGTCTACACCTTTACTAGTTTTACCTGATTTAAGCATACTATTTATACTTGTATTAACAGCTTCTGCTTGTTTTTCTTTTGCTCTTCTAGCTAATAAGGGTAAAGCTGTAGCTCCTACAGGACCACCTAAAACACTCCCTATAACAGTAAGAATTGTATTTTCTGCCAATCTTCCAAATTTACTATCGGCAGACTTCATAGAATCTGCATATCCTGAATAATCGTCTAGACTCCAATCACTAACTTTTTTCTTAGCCCAATCAGGAGCATTGTCTCTAGCAAGTTCTGCTGCTGATTTATCATCATCATCATCACGCTCACGTTGTACTTGCTGTTGCTCTTCTACTACATTCTGTGACACTTCACGAAATCCAGCAGGTATACGGCTCATAGGTCTACCATTAAAGTAGTATATTATAATCTGTTGACCTGTCTCAGGATTAGTAAAAGTCTTAGACTCAAAACCCATAAAGGGTGAACCTGTACCACCGTAACGTCCATAGCCACCACCTACAGGTTTAGGTACAGTTATGCCTGCACCCGGTACACCACCACCCTCATTCATGTTTATAGGTGTATCTGTGTCTTGTGTATTTTCATCGTCTGATGTTTCTAGTTC